TGCATTTGTGGATTAGATTGTGCCAGCTGGAGTTCCGTTTGTGCGAGTGAAATACGCTGTGTTTGAGAAAAAATGTTAGGGTCAGCAACTGGCACTATATCTACTCTATCATCAAAATCAGATTGCATAATCATTTTTTGACCCCCAACTACATCGTACGGATATTCTTGTGGTAGATATAACTTGAATACTCTAGCTAAAATTCTAAATTCATTTTTAAGAGCTGAGTAAATTCTTTTGTGTATTGCAGACATGGTTCTACTTCCTCTTTCAAGTAGAGCAACTGTTGTTCCTACTGCTGCTTGTTGATTACCATCACCAACTTGTAAATCTGCAATCGATGCAAATCTTTGACCTGCATTAACTACAACACCCATCAAACTTAGTAAAGTCTGGCTTGGTTCTTTGAATGGTAACATCATAAATGAATCTCTTAAATTACCACCAGGTGCATCTACATCTCTAAACTCACCGGGTTGAATTGATTGCGCATCATCTCTAATTCTAATACCTCTCATTTTAAATCCTGCAGGTAAATTAGATAATGTTCCTGCATCTAGTAATTGTCTTAATGCAGAAGTTGCAGTTCTTGATAATCCACCAATCATGTGAATTAAACCAAAACCATAAAAACCTAGACCAGGTAAAAATTTAAAATGTACAAAGTATTGTATTTTTCTTTTCATTGGATCACCTGCTTCATAGTTTCTTCTAATAGATAAAATCTCATGCGATCCTTCTATGAAAGTTACTATGTATGGAATCTTAATTCCTGAGGGCTCACCAGTCTCTTGATTCATATCTTCGAAACCTTCTAAATCTAAATCAACGTGACATTCTAATAATGTAAATACATCTTCATCTTTTGTTTTTGAAACTCCTTCAAGTTCTCTTTCTTTTTTATCAATCTCTGTTTCTTTGTCTTGAGGTTTTCCAATTTCTACATCTCTATAAAAACCTGCTACTTGTTGTTTTCTTAAATCGTTTTCTGAAATTTTTACTCTATGAATAATTGCTTCCGCATCATCTAATGAGGTAGCTGTGTACGGAACAATTAAATCATCTGCAGGTACAAATTTTGATACAGCTCTTTGTTCCATATCATCGTAATAAACTTTTTTAAAAGCTGAACCTGCAAGTGGTAAATTAAATAACATTTGGTCAAACTCTGGTTCATACTCTTTCATCTTTTCCATTATTTGATAATTCATAAAATCTTTAACACGAGTTGCTTGTAATGTTTTATCAGGAGTAGGCATTCCTAAAACTTGAGTTCTAACTGGTCCATCTGCCGGAAGTAATTCTTTATAAGCTAATGCTTGAAACTGAGTTACGGCTTCTGCTAATACTGGGTGTGTTGCGCCAGAAGCTCCTTGAAACGGTTCGGTTCTATTATCATATTTAAAACCTAAAAGGTCTAATCCTTTAGTATAAGTTTGTTCCCACTCTTTTCTTGAAGAAGAGTAGTCCGTGTATTTATTATTTAAGTCAGAAGATAATTCTCCTAAAACATCTTCAGGTAAAAATTCTGCTAAATTTGAATAATGCTCATCACCACCTTCAGGTGTTGCAGCTTTTGGATCTAAATTAATATCAACTGAACCATCTTCATTTTCTTGAATGTCGACAGCTTCAGGTGATTGTTGTTCTTCAGTTACTTCTTCAACTAACTGTTCTTGAATTTCTTCTTCACCAGGTAGGTTAAATTCTTTTCTGACTTCGTTTGGAAGTGCTTTGTCTATATCCGCCATTTATTTTTTCTCCAGATTGTTTGACTGTTTTAACAGTATTATAGTTAATATTCAACCCCTGAGGCATGGGTCCTGATTTAGGGGGTATGGTTGTGGTTAGTCTTTTATAACTCATCTAATTTACCTTTTAATGAACCTAAGCCTTCTCCTACTTCTATAAAATCGTCTTTAAATTTACCTAAAGTTATACCTGCTTGTTTTTCAGAATATCCAGGTACATTTCTTCTTTTATAGTTATCTAAAGCTACATAAGGATCTCCAGAATCCACTGCCATTATTTGATCAACAAGAGATAAATCTATATTTTGGTTTTTTGCTAAAGCTTTAGCATCAAACAAAGCTTTAGTTCCTGCCATCCATCCAATTGGTTTTATAGCCTTACCAGCTGCTTTTAAAACTTTACCTGTTCCTGAAAGTATTTTATCTTTCAATCCAGCTTTTTCTAATTTCAAAGAATCTGTTTTAATCTGTTTTCTTAATACACTTGCTTGTTCTGGAGTTAAATCTGCTAAAGGTATTGCTCCTTTTGTTCTTTCTGCTCCACCAACTTTTTTTATTACATAAGGTTCTTTTTCTATAGGTAATCCATATTCATTTGTAGGAAGGGAAAATTTATTAAATCCAACCATTTTTTTATAAGGACTGGGTAAATCTTTAATAGCATTTTTAACAATTCCCTCTGCTTGATTATTTAAAGCTTCGACTTTTTGCATAAGTTTAAGAGCTTTATTTTCTTCTTTAGCATTCATTGCTTCTAAAGCTAATCTATTATTTTTAGTAATTTCATCTGCTATATCGTTTAATTTTTTGTTATACTTACTACCTATTGAAGAATTCACTCTTTGATTAAGAATTGCTATGTCGTCAGTTGTTAAAGGTACGTCTCCACCAATCTGTCTAATATGATGAAAGTTAAATCCTTTTGATCCTTTTGCTTTAAAAGGAGCTGTTGCTTCTAAAGAAGCTTCTCTTTTTTTAAAACGTCTTTCATCCACTTCTTTATTGAATCCTTTTCCAGGTTTTCTTTTAAAAAATCCACCACCTAAACCATATTGTTTTACTCTATCTTGAACACTTTCTTGTGTAAAATCACTACCTCTTACAGTTTTATAATCTTTAATAACTTCAAGAAATTCTTCGTATGTTTTACCTTTATTAGCTTTTGCTAATTCTAAAAATTTTTCTTTACCTAATTGATTAGGGGCTGTGGGTTTAGGACCTTTTGAACCACCTGTAGTAGATCCTTGTCTAATTCCACCTCTTTGTCCCTGTGTTAAAGATTTCCAAAGTTCTAAACCTTTTTTATTATACGTATTACCATAAACTGATTCAGCTATTTTTAATTCTTTAGCAGACGGCTTACTTATTCTTTTAGTATAATCTTGAAATGCACCACCTCTTTTACCTGGAGGTCCATCACCAAAATTAACTCTACCTCCATCTGCATATCTATCTAGTTCAGCATCATACTGTCTTATTTTTTCAGTAACCATTTCACCAGTCTCACCAAACAATGGCATGACAATATCATAATAATCTGATGCAGATATATCTTGTTGGTCATATGCTTTTCTTGCAGTTTGTCCAACTAGATTAACATAAGTTCTTGGAGAAAGCATTGTAGCCGCTGCTTTAGTATTTAAAATATCTAATGCTTCTTCTGTCTGAGATTTTTCTTTAGCTATTGTATATTGTTTTGGTTTTGCTTTAGGAACAATTGGTTGTCCTTGTTCTAGGAAATAAGACCCAATGTCTTTTGCCATGTTAACCTCTGGCTTCTGATAAAATTTGAGCTAAGAATTGTTTAAATGAAACTGGTTCAAATCCTTGTTCTCTCATTTCGAAAACATATTTTCTATATTCATCCATTGCTGAATCGTTCTCAGCCATTTTAATTGATGGAGCATCTCTCTTACCGAATTGATCTTCGATTTTTTCTTCTAGCTCAAACATCTCTTCTTCAGTTAAAAGTTCTAAAGGCTTACCAAATAAATCTAAAGACATATCATTTTTCTCAGCCATTGGATCTGGAGCTGATGCCATCATTTTACTTTCTTCAAGACTCTTGATCCCTGAAGCCTGATCCATTCTATCACTTCCTTTAGAAAAAAATTTTCTAAAATCTATTAAAGGTTCATCTTTATAATATGGACTGTCTTCAGGTTTTTTGTCTCCCTCTAATTTATATTTTTTTTGTAAACGATATAGGGAAGATTGGTCTGCAAGATCTTCTCCAATATTTGACATAAAATCAATTATTTTTTCTAACATACCCGTATCTGTTTTTTTATCAGCCATATCTTCTTGTTCTGGAATATCATCTGGAGAACCTTCTCTGTAGTTAGCACGCATCATGCCTCCGGCTGCTTCGTTCTTTCTCATCATGTCAGCTTTATCAGCCGCCATATCAGAAAAATCATCCATAGCCATTTTATAAACTACTGATTGTAATCTAGGAGTCATATCAAAATAGTCATAACCCATATCGTCTGCTATTGATTCTGCTAATGATTGAATTGCATCTTTGTCCATAATTACTAATAATACACTTTTGGTTTAGCTTGTAAAGGCTCATCTTCATAATCATCTGGGTGTTGAATTAGACCTCCTTGT